GGGAATGCCAATAAAATCTAAAAAGAATTCTGATTGAATTGTCCAACGTGTAGTTTCATCACCCATAACAAACCGTTGCATGTAGTTATCTATTTTAGTTCTAGACATTCCGTTCATTATCCCCATGTCTACAAGCGCAGTAAATTCTGTGATAGCTGTAGCATCATCTGTAACATCTAACAAAGTATTACGAGGGACATAAGTAGTAAGTTTTTCAGCGAACCTAGCTGGATAATAAAACGCTCCCGCGGCAAGACTTTCACCAACTCCACGAAGCGTATGAAATAACCTTCCTGCATCAGCGTTATGACTTCCGGGTGGGTGTATTTGTTTTTGCCAATAATTTCTAGCGGCTCTCCAAGCACCACCTCGTTTACCTATCTTTCGGCTCATTTTAAGATCGCCGCCAACCATTTTATAATCGCCAGCTTGATAATGTTTCAACAAAGTATCTAAAGAACTGTCGTCAAGAATTACTCTGTACGCAGTTTGTTCATAAAAATCTCTTGCTTTATCTATTTTGTTTAACTCATTAATATTTAAACCATCAATAGGTTTAATATTTTCAGTAGTTAAAATCCGTTGGAGCATTTCTTCATCTAAAACTTCTAAAGCTTCTTTGCTTAAAGTCACAACATCTTCTGGTTGATTACCAATACGTAATACGCCATCATTTTTAACGTCGTCTGAAATCTTTTTTAAAACATAACTAGTTTGTTTAGCAATATAATTTGCTGTTAAGCGAGCCATATCAAGACCAAGTTCTGAAGGTAACCTGTCAAAATCTAAAACTTTTCTAGCCCAACTTTTAGAATTAATCCAACCATTATTAACTATTCCTATATTAGGTAAGAAAGATGCTTCGGGACTTGTGCCTCCGACTTTAGAAGCCAGCATAGAGAATCCATCTTCACTAGCTAAGTATTCCCAAAACCCGTCATACTCAGAAAAAGTAGGAAGATCATTACGAATTGCACCAGTTGGAAGTTCAAGAATAACATCTTTATCTTTTAAATTTTTAGAGTTAATCCGCACAAACGTGTCCGTGTCTTCTGCATAAATTAACATTTGAGCGCGTCTTCTTGTGTGCCACAACTCCATGTTTTTCCATATCGGTTGCAATGCAGGAACATCTCTAAGTAATAAAGTGCTTTTTAATACACCACCAGTTGCTTCTAAAATACCATCTTTACCTATAAGTTCTGCTTGTATTTGAGCATCACTTATAGAAGGATCTTCTGTCTTCCTTCTAATTTTATAAGCATCAACTTCATCAAGTTGTTTAAAAGAATCTTCAATTCTTTCTTGCATCCTATTAATAGCTCTAGCATTAGCTCTTACAGCAATAGTCGTTCCATTCCAAACCCTATCGCCACCTTCTTTTAACCAATCTTTAACTTGTTTAGCGGCGCTATAACCACCAACATTAGGAAGAAGTTTTTTAATTGCACCTTTACCTTCATCTGCGGCTTTTTGAGTTAAAGCAACACGATGCCATAAATCAATAACGCCTTCATCCATTCCACGCAAACCTGCTTTAACAGCGCGCACACCTTTAACAGCAAAACCACCAACCCAAGTAGTAGGATCTAACAAAATTTCTGCGGCTAACACACCTGTAACACCAACTACATTCCCTGCAAAAGTTCCGGGAGTAACATCAGGGTTAACAGGATTAGCATTCCAAACATCAATAGAAGCAGACATGCCTGTCAACTGGCCACTTTTTAAAGTATCTAAAGCTTCAACCATATCCGGTTCGCTTAAACTACTTGCCCAATCTGTATATATTTGTCTTATACGTTCAGCAGATAAATTTTCTTTTTCACCATTTGATTCAAAATGATTATAAACTTCTTGCAACCCGCCCCGAATATACAACTCTAATTCTTCAGTTCGTTCTTTACCAACAAGCTCTATTGATCTATCAATAGCAACTTTATAAAAAGAACCTTTTTCGTATTCAGCGGCTTTCCAAGCTTCATTCCACCTAGAAGGATTTACATTATGAAAAGTACTCTCTTCCCTAGAAAGATACCCTGCTGTACGCCAAGCACGTTGAGCAAACCTAGAGGGCCTCATAACGCCTTGCTCCCAAGTTTGAGAAGCAATCTTGCCTAAACCAAAACCTATAGCCCTAGCAGGAGCAAGCGCGTGTTGTAAAACACCAAAATGTTCTTCAGGTAATAATGGGATATCCCATGTAAAAAGACGTTTAAAAAAATTGTCTTGTTTTTTTTCACTAGGCAACTCATACCCGCTACTACGCAAAACTTGTTGTGTTTGAATAGGCAAAGAAACAAATTCATATTCTTGTTGTTGTTTAGGTAACAACTCGAAGTTATCTTTCATTTCATTAAGCTGAACTTGAGTTAAAGATTTAGTCCATTGTTCTAACATTTGTTGATCTGACACAGGACTTAAAACAGTGTTAACCATAGATTGAGGGTCAACATCAAAAAATCTTGAAGCCCCAGTATTTTGTAATAAAGCAAACCTTCTATTATTAAACTCATCATCAAAACTAGATGATTTATTTAAATCCGGTTTTTTAATAGGAGCTATTGCCATTACTGGCCTTGCATTTGCATAGCCGCGGCCGCTGTAGCTGGATCTCCTGTTGAATCAGCCCAACTTTGTAAAATGTTTTGAGCTATTTGATTTTCAGACATAGGATTTATAGTAAATTCTGGGCGGCGAACACCATCGCTAGCAGATAATAACGGTGTTATTTCTGGAATAAATTGCTTTGCGGCTTCTACAGGTAATCCTTGCTGTGGAGTTTCAACTGAAGCAGACATATTCGTATCTCTTGTTTGAGGCAAAGGGATTTCTTTTTGAGCAGATATATTTTCTTGCACTTCACCATAAGCTGATCCAGCTTCTAATCCCGGCGACTGTGGAGTTTGAGTTTTAGCTTTGCGTGGCATTAGCCTGCCCTTAATGCACCAACAAGTTGGGCGGCCGCTTCTGGACTAAATTCATCATTAGGTTGAGCGGTTTGTGGAGCCATACCTTCTGGCCCTGCCGCTAAACCGGGAGCTTGTTCTGGTGCCATAGTCATTCCTTCTTCGGGTTGTGGAGCTACAGTTGCTTGCTCTTCACGAATTTCACTATCGGCTTTTTCGATAGCCTCAAAAATATCAAGACCCTTCTTACGATGTTTTTCAATCTTAGAAACGTACACGACAGGCAACTGACCGGACAATGCTTGTTGCTGGATAGCGGCCATGACTGCTTCTTCAAGTTGTTCTTCATCTACCCTACGCCCTTCAGCTTCAGCATCCTCAATGAATGGATGCTTAGTACGGAATGTACGTAAGCTTATTCCTTTCATCGAAAGCAACTGACCTAATTGTATTGTAGTGCCTTGAACGTCTGCGCCGGGGATTGAGTACGAAACAACATTATCATGTGTTTCAAAGTGTTCGTTTGGAGTGAATTCTACTTGTCCAAAATCCCCGGCGTAACCAGTGTACATAGAGAATTGTTTATTACCAAAGTATCCTTGATACGTAGAGAATAAACATTCGTTTAGATGAGGAAGATGAGCCTCCATAATCTCTTGCATCTCTTGGATACGCGGATCCAATGCCGCGCCCATAAGCGAGTCGATTCCTCTGCCTGTACGTAACGCTCCGTAAGTTTCCCCACCAATTTGTGGGACGGTTCCTGTAGAGATTCGAGCATTTCTTTCCAATCTGTCAATGGCAATGTTTGTGCTCGGATCAGGAGTTGATCTTAATTCACCAATACTTTCAGCATCGAGAAGTACGTTTACTTCCCCTTCACGACCGTCCTTCCATTCACCTCCGACGATCATGGGCACCTGACCCGATCGTCCTATTATATACCTATCAGGGAAGATAGCTTTTTCTTGCGCAAGTATTTCCAAAGCCATCATTTTTGACATAAGATCCACAATTCCTACAACATTAGAAACGGAGGAAGCTATCTTGTCTAACGAAACACGACCCGGAGTTATAACACAAGGCATACCAGATTTATTAGGCGCACGAGATAGTTCTAGTTGGGTACTATGATATGGGTAGGTTTGGGCATAATGGTTATAACGTGGTCCCATTATTCCAATAACAATATGTTCTTCATCCACCCATTCGCACACATCCCACAATTCTTGACGGGCGTTATCATCTGAAGCTATAGGCCCACCGTTTTCATTTCTAGAAGCAGGGTAATGTGCGCGTAGCCAGTCGCCTGACTTGCCGTAAATAAAACCACAGTTACGTGGAGGTTCTACGTCTTCATAAGCTTTAGGTTCTGGATATACACCAAGAGGGTCACGAACATCAATACGTGGTAAACCCTTTTCAAAATCAGGAGTAACCACTAAACATGATGTAGCGTATCCAGCTAAATGACGATATGCCCGACGCATCTTTAATTTATACTTTGAGGAATACCAAGTAGCCGCAAGTGCGCGTCTACGAATATCAGCATACTCACGGGAACGAACACCTCGTTCTTTTGACTGATCTATAGCTGGGCATCCAATGAAAGGCATAACTGATGAGGCTCTTTGAGCTACAGCATCAATATTTTCTGCTATAAGAGCAGGAGTTAATGGAGGTAAAACAGGTTCATTTTCCATTGAAGGAAGAGGAATTACATAATCACCGTTATATCTTTCTTTAACATCAAGCATTCTTTCCAACAAAGGGCTTTGTATGTCTTGTCTTTGTCTTATAATCCCTACTATTTCATCAAAGGTATACATTAAAAAACCCTACTTCCAGACGTACCTGTCTTCCAAGGTAGTCCTTTAAAGCTGAATTGTGAAGAGTCAACACTATATGATTGTTTCCTTTGCCGCCATAGTATCCAAATGAACCATAGTGCCATTACTTGATCCTGCCTTAGTTTAGTACCACGTTTTAATGGCCGCCATGCTTTTAGCTGTCTTATTAGTTCATCAGCTTGATGCCGAGTAGATGCGTCATCCGCATAAGGAATGTCTATTTCACCACGCATAAACGATAAAGCCATAGAAGGAACACCAATAGTTTCATCATACTTATTCACACCAGTTAAATGCTCCCTAACACGAAACCCATACCGTTCAGTCATCTCTATAAGACGTTCATCACGAGATAAACCTTTCTGAAATACCATAGCTTCAATCACAACATCCGATACAGTCGCACCATTCTGTCCACATCTGAGTATCGCTTCTTCAACAATACCAAGTATTTGCTCGTTACGGGTAAGACCCACATCTTCTCTAACAAAAAGAATCTTTAACTTATCCTCATGTGGAGTAGCGGCTATCACACAGTTGTTAGAACCTAATGCAGGGTCTAAACCAATATAAACAGTGCAGTCTTTTGGCGGATGGTGATTAACAGAACGCAAAGGATTTAAACATTTCTTTATAGATTCCTCATCAAACGTAGCTTCAGCAGAAGAACTTGGCTGTTGCATATAGTTACGCGACCATGCTTCCTCACCAACCTTACGTCTAATTCTGTCAAGCGCATCCATAGAAAACATTTCAGGCCACAACGGTTCAGGCTCACCCTCATCGTTAGTTACTATCGCAGGGAATCTAATCACAGAAAGAATATCTGGATCTATCTCGTTCATTACACGCTCATAAAAATCGCCTTCACCCACACGAGTACCATTAATACTCGTCCGACCATTCTCACCCGGACGAGTCAACCAGTCCTGTCGGAAAATCTCGAACATCTGTTCGGTTAGATTCAATGAAACACGAGATTGGATATCATCAATATGTAGATGATCGGTACGTGTACCAGCAATCTTTGATCGCCAACCTAAAGAAACCATCGAATAATCACGCTCATCGTGACTAGCTTTCTTAAATACGTTAAAATAATCAGCACCCCACGATTGAGCAGTTTTACGACCACTCTGATTTTGAGGTACGAAAGGTCCATATTTAGCTACATATTTAGGGAAAGGTCCATGAGGTTCCATCCGGCTACGTATACGCCCAAGAATTTTGCGCGCCATGTCTTGTCCCTCAGATCCGACGGTGATCCTGAATTCGGGATTTGTCGCCAATTTGTAGCAGAAGTAGTCCTCGGCAAGCGTAGTTTTGCCGTGTTCAGGAGGCCAGAGAATCAGGGTAATGTTTCCGGGTGGTGTGTTTTCATACGCTTCGATGGCTTTGATATGGAACCAAGGGGACATGTGCCCGAAATAGTAACTTCTGAAACTTTGAAAAGTGCCGTCCCACTTCTCCATGCCGCCGTCAGCGAGCGCTTTGCTCCTGATAGCGTCCGCTTTCTCAGCGAAGTCAGGTATACGTTGTCTCCACTTATCGTAAGCAGACCGAGTGACACCAGCAATAGTACAAGCCTTAGAGATAACTCCATGCTCCGCGAGTCCTTCAAGGAACAATTCACGAGTCTTCTCTCCCCTGACTTTGCTGACGTTGCCGCCATGCTGTTCATGCGAAGTATTAGTCATGGTCCCTCTTGGGTTAAGCGTGGTCGAAGACCGACTTCACTACCTCTAACTCAACAGTTTCGGCGGCAATGATACCTTCACTACCAACAAACTTTATTGTATGAACCCCTATCTGATCTAATGTGAAATCTTTATAATACACACCTGCACCGGATCGTGTCATACCACCTGACCCTGTATAAGAAGTGTTAGTCCCATCAGGTTTATTCCAAGTGATAGTCACATCATCTTCATTATCTGTTGGATCGTCAGCAGTACCACCAGTTGTAAACGTGGCAGTTACGCGCACTTGGTCATTTTTATCGTATGTTGCCATTAAACACCTACTGTAATCGAAACGTCATGTACTAACGATGATACAAGAGTAAC